AGGTTAGTGATCGCTCTCCTGGCGGTCACCGCAATATCCGTGACGAATGCCTGTGCGAGCACGCCGGCCGTATTGTCCAGGCCGGTGAAATTCTCTCCTATGCCGTTTCCATTGAGCAGCTGGTCCTCCAGCTCCTCGTTGACGTCGCCGCGCAGCTCGCTATCGATCAGTCCCCGGAGCTGTGCCGCGTCGCTCAGTGCACGCGTCGTCGCGGGGACCCACACGGCGATTGTCTTGACCGTCGTGCTCACGCGTTCCCAGCGTGCCGTGCCTTCGGGCTTCTCGCCGTCGATCTCGCCGGTCGCGCCGCTCGGCTCGGTCACGTTCGACTCTGCCACCGGCGTTGCCTGCGTGACCTGGCGCGTCTGCGCGACCCACTCCACCGTATCGCTGCCGGTCGTTCGCACGTCGATCAGTTGGCGCAGGGTCAGCATATAGCGCCCGATCGCCTCATAGATCCCGCTCTGGTCGGGGATGACAAACGCCCCGGCACTCACGTCGCTCACACCGGTGATCAGCTCCTTGCGGAGCAGCGACTTGCTGTCGATCGCCACCGGTGGCGAGGTAAAACCTTTCATCCCGGTCATCCTGCCACCAGGCGCGTTCTGTTTCAGGAACGCCTTCCACACCTCCGAATTGACGAACTGCTCGCCCAGGCTGAGCGGGCTTGTCTTGCGCTGCGGGCCGGCTTGTTTCTGCTTCGGCTCGGGCGCGCCACTGAACATCTCGTTCAGCCGCTCCAGCTCGCCTAGCATAGATTCGTCGGCTTTGGCCTTTTCCACCTCGATCTCGATCGTCCTCACCTCGTCGAGAGATTTCTCGATCCTGTCCTTCTCATCCTGGGTGAACTCGCGATCCTCGGCTACCACCGCATCCCGGATTCCCTTGATCCCTTCCCAGACCTCTTCCATGCTTGCCAACAACTTCTGTGACTTCAGCATCTTACGCCTCCCTATGCGTAATCAAGTTGATTTCTGCGATAGCGATCCTGGCCATCAAATCTGCGCTCGGGTTAGCTTTGTCCCCATCGGGCTCGCCCTCCCCTTCGCCTCCTTTTTTGGCCTTGATAGCAATAGTGCGTGTATCGATTCCCGCGCCACGTTGAACGGGGGCAACACCCCATACGTCCAATTCCTGCAAGAACTGAACCTCGGTCCCTTCAAACTCTCCGAATGCCCTTTTCTCGATCGAGAACGTATAGGACCACTCCTGGAGATCCCCAATCGCTTTCACGGTCTTATAATGTTCGAGACCTCCCTCAGTCTCCAGAAAAAAGCGTCCCTCGATCACTGCCTTGTCGTCCTTTTCGTGGATGACGCCCTTCCCGACGGGCAATTCGCCATAGTTGTGATTCCACGCCTCGATCAGGGTCTCCTGTCCATCGTGGAAAGCGCCGGTCTCCGTCACGTCATTGTCGTGATCGATGACGTTCAACGTGGCAAACTCGGCCTCAAACTCCCCCGTTTGATCGGAATCAGACTTGAAACTAATCGCCGATCGGTACGTTTTCTTTAACATTTCTCCTCCCTCATAGTGCGGGTTTTCAACCCGCGGAAAACTCCACGCTGCAGTCGCAGTACGCATTTTCCTCCGCCCCACCGCGCGGGTCGCCCGGCCACCGCTGCCCGTTCGGGAACGTCTCCCGGATCCCCACGCTCAGCCCGTCCTGCGCCGCGTGGCTCTCCCGCGGGTTCGAACTGTTCACCCGCCACGTCTTTTTTGTCAGCCCGCCCGCGTTCGCCGCCTCGTGCGCCCCAAAATTGGCCGCCGCGGTCACCCCGCTCACTGCCTGGCGCACCGCCCACACGCTCGAGGCCATCGCAAACAGATCTTTCACCGCCTGCAGCGGGTCCACCTCGCGCAGCGCCTGCTCCACGCGCCCGCGCGTCAGCTCGTTAATATACGTCGCCTGGATCCGGCTGTGCTCCTGCAGCCAGGGCAGCATCCGCTCCTCCGAGACCTCCGTCCCGATCCGTTCCGCAAACTCCCCGGCCCACGCCCCCGCCGTCAGCACGTTCAGCTTCACCAGGTCCTCACCCAGCTCCGCATTCCACCGCTCATCGTCCCACCACACCCCACCAATATCGGTTTTCGTCATCCCGACCTGATCTTCGGAACGATCTCGGCCCTTCGGCACCCGGCTGACAATCGCCGCCTCCTGCCGCCGGTAATGCCGCGCCAACCGCTCCGTCCACTGCGCCTCGTGCCGCTCCCGCAGCCCCGGCTGCGCCGTATCCAGCTCCCTCCCCTTTGTAGTGCGGGTTTCCAACCCGCGGGAGGCCATCCCATCCGGCGCGCTGTCCCGCGGGCTCGCCTGTCCCCCCACGATCACATTCAGCGGGGTCACCAGCGCCCCCGCGTCCCCCTCCATCGACGGCAGGTTCATCCGCGCCCGCGCCTCGTTCGCCGTCATCCACGGCCTGCCCACCGCGCTCTGCATCGCCTTCGTCTGGTCCTCGAAATCGCCACTCAGCTTCTCATTGATGTTAAACTCGACGTACACGCCCCGCGTATCCTCAAACTCGGGCAGCAGCTGCAGCTCAATGTCCTGCTCGATCATTGCCAGCTGCGGGCCCAGGCAGTCCTGGTACAAGTTCTTGTGCTGCTCGCGGATGTTTGAAAACGTCGCGTTGTCCAGGATCCCCACCATCGGCAGCGGAATGTGGTACGCCCGCGCGCACTCCTCGCGCGTCAATTTCCGCCCGCCCAGGTACTCTGTCTCCTGCGCGTTAAACGACACCGACTGCCAGGTCATTCCCTCCTCGAGGATCGCCGTCTTCCCCGAGTTCTCCCCGCCCGAGTACAGCGCCTCAAACTCGTCCTTAAACCGGTCCCGAGCCCGATCGCTCCACTCCGGCGCGTTCGCGGGCCGCTCCAGGATCCCGTTCATCCGTGCCGCGTTCTGCCACAAATGCTCCCGGTAATCGCCCGCCGAATGTTCCTCTGCCAGAACCCGCCGCAGCGTTTCCAGCGGCGCCAGGCCGCTCACTGCGTTCTCCGGGTTATACCCCCGCACGTGCACAATGTCCTCTGCTGGGACCGGGATCCGTCGCCCGCTCATCACGATCTCATACCCGCTCGGAAACAGCCCTCCCGTCACCTCCACGTAGGGAGGGGGGATGCGCAGCAGCCCGCGCGGCGCCCCGGAGGCCCGCACCTTCAGCCAGTACGCGTTGAAATAGATCCCCAGGTCCGACACCAGCGACTCGATCAGCCGGTACCGGGTCACCTTGAACGCTGCCGGCAGCGGCTGTCCCAGGATCTCCGCCAGCGGATGGTCCCGCAGCCGCAATCGGTCCGTCTCGCTCACCCGCCGGAACACGTGCAGCCCCAGCTGGGCAATGTTCCTGGCCAGGAAATCCACGCACGTCCGCACGTTCGGCTGCGTCCGGTACAGCGTGGCATAGTCATAGTTGAACTGGTCATACAGGCGCACGCTCCCTGCCCGCCGGTTGATCGGCCACCAGGCGGGCTGTGCGTCCACCAGCGCCCCTGCACTCATCACAAAAGCCATACGCCACCGCCTACCCTAGAACCTGTATGAAATCGACGTTCGACCGGTCGATCACCACCTCCCCGTCCATCCGCACCGTCTCTCCGCCCGCCTTCACCAGCTCGGCCTCGCGCAGCACCAGGTATCCCCATCGACGCTGCCACAGCACGCCACGGAACGCCCGATCCGTCCGCGTATTCACCACCACCCGCCGTTTCACAGGATAAAAGCTCATCATCGGGCATTGCTCCTCACCACGAGCCGCCCCGTCGCCGCCGCCCGTCCCGTCCCCGTCGAATACCACCGGTACGGCCACCGGCCTACCTCGTCCACGTCAATATCCGCGTGATATTGGCCCACTGCATCTTTCACCAGCGCCACGTCCACCCCGTACGTCAGCGTGACCTCGTTCCCGCTCGGGTCCTCGTACCACAGGTACACCGCGGTCGGATCCTGGTCGTTTCCGTCAATGTCCATAAATACGGCGGACAGCCGGACCTCGTCTCCTACATCATAACAACTCACGATTCCTCCACTATATCGGCGGAACGAGATCTATCGCCACGTCGCCCGCCAACGCATCGCTCGCGCTCACGCGGGCCGCCAGCGCATCGCCCACGGTCACATCGCACGCCAGCGCATCGCTCACGGTCACATATCCCAGCATAGTCGTCACCGTTGGGCTGCCAAACCATCCCAGCACCCAGCGCAGGATGCTCCGTACCGCGGCCATTCTATGTCACCCCGGTAATCGGATCGGCTGTTGCATCTACCGTCACCGTCTTCGTCGTAAACAGCGTCCCGTCCGTCTTGCGAATGGACCACGTATTCCCGGCGAGGGAGCTTTCCAACGTCGCCAGAATGATCGCCGCCAGGCTCGCTGCATTGGCCGCATCCTCGACGTTATCCACGCCGCGCTTCAGTATCTCGTCCGCGATGTCCTGCGCCGTGGCCGCCGAGATCACC